CCTTAGTTGGTTTTACACCGTTATACGGGATTTTGAGCTAGCTGTTCGCTTGCTTTATAGGCTCTGGATTGAGCTGTCGTCTGAGCTGTAGAGCTCAGACTCTCCGAGTACCGAGTGGTATTCGTCGACGTCCATAAACATGGTCGGCATACCGCTGAAAACATCAGCGATAGCCTCGTCTTCTTTCGAGACGTAATAACCCCAAGATTTTACTTGGAATCTGTGGACTAGTTCGTCCATTGAACGAGAGATAATTCTCTCAGAGGGGTCAAGATTGCTCTTGATTATCGCCCATGCGTGGTTCACGCGTTGGCGTAGATTAGAAGTTTTCAAAGTCATGAATTCCTTATTAATCTTACCGTTCCACATTTTGTGGAATGCATCCTGTCTGGCCAAGTGGTCAGCTAGGTCTCTAAAGGATATTAGTCCTAGATTGTCGTTGATGTATCTCAACTTCGCAAGAGGATCCTTGCTTTGCAGTTCTTCAGGAACCGCTTCATCAATATTTGTAATATTGATGATTGTAGAGTTTTCTACGATTGGAGAGATAACATCCCAGTTGTTCTCCCAGGCGAACCCTTTCGGGCTTGCCTTATATATACCTGTTAGCAGGATATAGTACTTAAGGAATTCATTAAGATCGAGAGATAGCATTCTCTCGTAATAAGGAAGCATTTCCTTCTTAAATTTCTCGCTCGAGAACTCTGTTATCGTACCTAATGCGATATCGATACCCCCCAGCATATGGGGTAGAGAAGCCATGGCTGAGCCAAGGTGCTTCGCTTCCATAAAGTTGGAAGCCCATAGAAAGGTCGTTGAACGCTTTCTCGTATCCTTTATCGGATTCCATCGGACCTGTTTATTCAGCATTTGTCCGTGGCCTATAAGCGGTGACTTACCGTCGGCCTTTACTTTAGAGTTTCCACTCAAAAGGGAACCCTTGATAACATCAAGGAATATAAGGTCACCAAAGACCGAATTTTCAAAATCCTTTAGATCTTGATAAATTTCTAAATTAGAAATGTTAGCGAAGTATTGTTCGCAAAACGTTCCAGAGTCTTCTGAAACGCTATTTAGTTTGCTGAATTCGCATCCTAAAGATTCTGCATATTTGCAGAATTTTACGCAATGTTTTAGCTTTGCGTTGAGTAGGAACAAATCGTCTCCTACTGACTGACCTAGAGGTCTCTCTAGCTCTTCTTCTTGGTAGACAGCTCTAACAAGACCGCTTAACAACAAAGTTAAGTGTATAAACGACAAGCCGTCGCCCATAAAAGAACCTCTTTTAGATACTATACTAGTCTCGCCAGACCAGTAGTTAGACAATATCAGTTCTGACATGTCTATGTCTCGTTCGTGAGATCGAAACAGTTTTTGGAAAGTTCTCCAAGGTGTGAAGAAGTTCATTACTTCGTCACATAAGTCGCAATTAGCGTCTAACACCTCAAACGGTATGTTATAGGTGGCTTCTGTCAAATCTGCAGAAAAATGAAGAGGAATTTCTTCTTCATTCAACCTGATATATTCTTCAGGATCGAGGCCCTGGCTCGCAGTCCAGAGGTCCTCATAGCTCTCTTCTGAGCCATGGTTTTCAAATTGTAAATCGTTTCCGGAAAATGACATTTTTCTGTGTTCGGGGCACTCACCTCGCAAAAAGCAATAAATTGCTT